TTATTACACCATCACCATTACCCATGACATGATTACCAAACATGCTGTAACGATGTTGTTTACCTGTCTCTTCATCAATCTCACTAACTTCAAAGCCAGCAAGTTTTAAATCTTTTACAACTTCATCTTCTATTCTGTGACCATCTCTAAAAATTCTTTTAATTTTTGGTTTAACTTCTGATTCAGGGAAACCTCTTAGGCAATATGATAGATAAGCGTTACATGAATTACCAACACCTGATGCACCTATATATCTTCTAGGTTTTTCTCTCTCTGAATCTTCAAAAGCTTTATCAATTAATTCTTCAACTGATAGTTTTGTTGTTGTTAAATAATCATCTATATTCATTTGTAATCTTTGTACCTTCTTCCAGCATAAAGCATGTCTTCTTGCTCCACTGTTATTAAACGAGCTTTGTATCCCCTCTCATGATTAGCCATGCGAGAGTTTCGATTAATAGTTTTAGCTTTCTTCTTTGCTGATATTAACAGTGATCGGTGATCCCTTTCCCTGTTTGTCGTCTTCGTCATCTTTTGCTACCTCATATATTCCTGATGCTATCTCTTCTAATTCTTTACGAGAAAGATTATTCATATCTTTTGTTTGAACGTCTACCTGTGCAAAGCTTAGTGATACATCTGGAACTACTTTATTTAATAATGCTGTGAAAACTCTAGCCTGTGTAGGATTCCACTCTCTTGTTCCATTTAATACTTCCTGTGCCATTGTTAAATTCTTACTAAGTTTTTCTGAAATCTTACCCCTCAAAACAGATACCTGTTGAGGGGTAAGTGATGGAGTAGTCTTAGACATTAAAACGGGATCTCATCCGTTGATGTTGTTGAGGAGGTTTCAACAACAGTTCCAGCAACTACAGGATAATAAGCACCAAATCTTTTGACTCGGCTACCCTCCCTTTTCATTCCCGTTGTGTCTGTGTACTCATCTTTCTCGACATGAACGCCTACCCTAAGACCGACTAAGGAGGAAATATCCCCTGGCTTATCAGGGGACGGGTGACCGCCATGTGTCAACAGAGCCTTGAGTTTTTCTCTACCCCACTTCTGAGCATTGGTTTTATTATTCTTTTCTTCAACACTCAAATTGTCTCCTGCAGGTACATGTACGTTGATAAAATCTTTTATTGATGATCCAGTACCTTCGTCTTTCAAATCAATAACAACTTGTTTACCACCTGTACGTGTATCCTTAACTTCAGCAGAATTAATTTTACAATTATAATCTCCAGCTTTTAAAATTGATCCACCAGAAGATTCCTTCTGTGCATCGACACCATCTAACGATAGTTCTCTAAATGAAAATGACATTATGCAGCCTCCTTTTTATTTGGTTTTGTCATTAGTTTAAAAATATCAGTGATATCTGCAGTACGCATCACTGCTTCTATCTTCCTGTTTGGATCTCGGACTTTACCTTTCCATCCTCTTACTTCATCACAAACAAGAAACCTTTCGATCTGAGGATTTGTACGATCACCATCAGTTACACGCACACCACACAATACATTGTCAAATATTGCAGGTAGTTGTTTCTGTATTGATGCTCCTTTAATCATCGCCCAATAATCTGTTTCACCATTGTCGTTTGTTTCTTCTTTTGCTAATGCTGTAACAACAACATTGTAAGGTAAGTCTCTTATCCACTTAACACTACCCAACATCAGACGTTGATTGTCTCCCCACATAGCAAGTTTATTTCTGCTATCTCGGTACTCAACTTCTAAATGTTGTATAAGTCTGTCAGATAATTCTGTTAAACTATCCAACATAATCCATTTGTATCCTGCATTCCTAAAGTCTTCTGTGTCCATAAGTTTACAGATACCTCTGAATGAATAGATATTTTTTGATGGATTATTCTCACCATCCCACGATGTGAATGGTAAATAGTCAATGTCTGCATTCATTACTGAACGCAAACCACTCTCTCCACTTATGATAAAACCTTTACCATAATGTTTTTTCATATTGATTGCTTGGGTAGTCTTTCCCCAACCATGATGTCCATATAACAAAGTCTTCTGAACACCAGAATTTTCGACTGCTGATGTACTCATAGGTTTAAACGTCATTCAAACTCCTTACCTCTATTGAAGGTTTAATATGTTTAATAGTTAAAGCATCCCTCAAATCATTCTGCTCTTTAGTAGTAAGGTTTTTAAAATGCTTGCGATGTATGCTTAAATTTTCGCTTACAAAATGAGGAAGCACACTACCTGTATACAAAGATTTTAACTTGGTAGAATCCCAAGACCAATTCTCTCTTCGCTTTAAAGTTACCTCAAATTTATTAGTTGTTTTTGTATGTGTACCTGCAGATGTAGGTAATACTTTAGTTAAGTCGTCTCTTACAGTATCTCTTTTAAATGTAAGTTTATCAATCTGAGCTTGTAAGTTTTCATACTGTGAACATAATGTGTCAAAACTGTGTTGCTCTGGGGTTGAAACATTGGCATTATTAATCTTGCCATCGTCTTCTACATATACTTGAAATGGATCTTCTTCCATAAATTCTCCTTAAAGTTATGATACAGAACATCTGTTCGGTATCTTATTACACAACTTTGTTTGTATGCTATTGACAACATAGTGTCAACTTATTAATAACTATTAAATAACTTTATTACAGAGGAATATGAAAGTAATATTTAACATTGAAAAAATGGTGAATGATTTAGGTGGTGCAGCCAAGGTAGCAGAAGCTATTGGTAAGCATCGCACAGCACCTTATGGTTGGATAGCCAGAGGTAAAATAACAAGTGACATATTAGAATTAATTAAACTTAAATTTAAAGGAACTAACATCGATGGATACTTTGAAACTACCACAACAAAATGAAATACTATTAGAGGCATTTGAATATTTAGATAAAGGTTGGTCAGTAATACCTATACACCCTACTAAAAAATTACCTTTAATTAAATGGAAAGAATATCAATCACGTCATGCAACAGAAGATGAATTAAATAATTGGTTTACACAATTTCCTGATGCACAGATAGCAGTTGTTACAGGAAGCATATCAAGTTTAATTGTTGTTGATGCTGATAGTGATGATGCAAAATTATTTTGCAAAGCAAATAATTTATCTTCACCTTTTGCAGTTAAGACAACAAGAGGTATGCATTATTATTTTGCACATCCTAAAAATGGATACAGAAAAAAGAATGCTACAAATTTATATGGTGTAAAACATTTAGACTTACGTGGTGATGGTGGTTACGTATTAGCACCACCTAGTCATGGTAAAAAGTGGGAGCCATTCACTATTGATTGGGAAGACATGCCTATATGGGGTGGTGATGGTGACTTAGTTGATGTCAATTTTTCGTGGGAAAACCTTGATTTATCGAACGTACAAGTCAAATCACCAGAAGATTATCTACCTACATGGGAACGATTTGAAAATCTTACAAAGAAAAATGGTAAGCTTGGTGAAGGGGATGGACGTAACGATGCATTGATTCGTTTTGCTGGAGAGAAAGTTAACAAAGGTATAACAGGAAGACAGTTAAAAGATTTATGTCATAAATTTTCTGATGAGTTTTTTCAATATGATTTAGAGAAAGAAGAATTTGAAAGAACAATATCTAGTGCAGAAGAAATGCACAGACGTGATCATCCTTATTTGTATGATGATACAGGTAGTCGTATCAATAAAAAGTTTAGACCAATCTATGCAAGTGATATTGAATCATTAAAAGAAAGAACAAGTAATCAAAAATATTTAGTTGATCCATTCTTACGACCAGCATCTATCATACAAGTGTATGGTTACTCTGGTCATGGTAAATCATTTATAACATTGACTACCATGTGGCATCTAGCATTAGGTAAAAACTTTGGTGCATTTGAAATCAATGCACCCTCTCGTGTCTTGTATATGGATTTTGAAAATGGTGCGAGTACAGTTACAGATAGATTAGACATCATGAACAGATCATACGGAGATCCAGATACTAACATGATGTATTGGTCATCAGCATTAATCAAACCAGAGGATGGTGGTGATATGAATCTACAGACAGATGAAGGTGTTGATATATTAGAGGGTTGGTTAAATGAATTAAAACCTGATGTCGTTGTCTTTGATACTATTCGTACAGCATTCGCTGGCTTGATGGAAAACAATGCAGAACAATGGGCAAGGATAAATAGTATCTGTTTAAAGATACGTAACAATGGTGCATCTGTTATCATGTTACACCATGCTAATAAACCTACACAAGATGGATTAGGTAGAGAGGCTGGATCAACCAACCAATTAACTGTTGTTGATCAACAGATACGGATTACTCCTATTGTAGAAGACAAGGAAATAGCTAGGACTAAAGCATCTAAACATGATCCAGCTAAGATAGTAGGATTAAATAAGTTACTTGAGGCAGACAGTAGGCTAGGTTTAACGATAGAGATGTCTTATGGAAAGCTTAGGGATCATACGGATAACCATGCCACTGTATCTATTGGCTTTGCTGAACGTCTCAAGACTGGTGAACAATATATTGTATC